TTGTGTGATAGCATTAGAAAGAAACCAACAATCGGATGACATGGATGAAGCTAGAACAACTAAGATGCGTGTATTGAAATCAAGATATACAGGAGATGTAGGTATGGCTTGTAGAGTAATATATGATAACGAAACTGGGAGGCTTACTGAACTAAGTGATGAAGACATAGAGTTTGATGACAGTTCAGATGAAGCATTTTAATTATGGATTTAGTATTTGATATAGAAACAGATGACTTACAAGCAACTAAAGTATGGTGTATTGTAGCTCAAAACCCTGAGACTGGAGAGTTATTTAAGTTTACTCCAGATGAATTACAACAGGGCTATGAGTTTCTAGCTACTGCTGATAAACTTATAGGTCATAACATCATAGGCTTTGATATACCAATGGTACATAAGTTTAGTGATGTAGATTTATCAGCCATCCCTGTTATAGATACATTAGTTCTTTCACGTTTGTTTAATCCTACACGAGAAGGTGGACACAGCCTAGAGAACTGGGGATACAAGTTAGGTTATAATAAAATAGACTTCAATGATTATCTTAATTACTCACAGGAAATGTTAGACTATTGTGTAAGAGATGTAGAATTAAATACACAAGTATTAAAAGAATTAAGAAAAGAGAGTAAAGGATTTTCTCAAGACTCAATTAAGATTGAGCAAGGTGTTGCTAAGATTATTAGACAACAAGAAACTAATGGATTCAGATTTGATATGCAACATGCTGAACTATTATTAGCTGAGTTAAGAGAGAAGAAACAATCAATAGAAGAAGAAGTACAGAAGACGTTTAAACCTAAGTGGGTAGATGATAAGTTAGTCACACCTTACATTAGAAAAGATGGTCAGTTATCTAAACGTGGATTAACTGATGAAGAATATACAAACTGTTTAAACACTTCCAACTTTAATCCATTCATGCGTAAGACTTTACAAGAGTTTAATCTTGGTAGTCGTAAACAGATAGGCGAATACTTAATTGACTTTGGTTGGAAGCCAGATAGATTTACACCAACAGGTCAGCCTATCGTAGATGAAAAAACTTTATCCAAGATAACTCATATCCATGAAGCTAAATTAATTGCAGACTTTCTTTTATTACAAAAGAGAATTGCACAAATTGATTCATGGTTTGAAGCAGTTAAAGATGATGGTAGGGTACATGGCTTTGTAATACCTAACGGTACTATAACAGGTCGCATGACTCATCGTAATCCTAACATGGCACAAGTTCCTAGTTCTCATAGTCCTTTTGGTAAAGAGTGTAGAGCTTGTTGGACTGTGGATGAAGGTAATGTTCTACTAGGAGTTGATGCTAGTGGATTAGAAATAAGAATGTTGGCACACTATATGGCTGACGAGGAGTTCATAAATGAAATCATTAACGGAGACATACACACCTCTAATCAAAAACTTGCACAGCTTGAATCTAGAGATAAGGCAAAGACATTCATCTATGCCCTCATGTACGGAGCAGGAGATGAAAAACTTGGAAGCGTGGTTGGTGGAAGTAAAACAGATGGTCGAAGAGCTAGACAACATTTCTTCGATAATAAGCCTTCATTTAAATCTCTTAGAGACAGAGTACAAAGAGCATCTACAAAAACTTATCTCAAAGGTATAGATGGTCGTAAGCTTTATGTTCGTAATCAACATTCAGCTTTGAATACTTTGTTACAAGGAGCAGGTTCTATAGTAATGAAGAAGGCATTGGTTGAGTTAGATTCTATATTACGTTTAAACGCAATCAGTTATAAGTTTGTTGCCAACATACATGATGAGTGGCAGATAGAAGTAAAAGAAAGTCAAGCAGATTTTGCAGGTTCTTTAGCTGTTGAAAGTATAATCAAGGCTGGAGAAAATTTTAATCTTCGTTGTCCATTGGATGGCGAATACAAGATAGGAGGGAACTGGAGTGAAACACACTAGAGTATTAAGTAAAAGATTTGAAGATGGCGAATGGTGGTATATAAGACCTAATGGAAATCGAGAACGAGTAGAGTCTCATCTAAGAAAGAATGATAAACGAATGTTTGTTAATGGTAAGTATATACCACAGTCTCATCCATTATGGAAGTCAGGTAAGTATAAAACTTTTGACGATGCTGCATTTAGTTCTCTTCAAAACTATGAATCTTCTACAGAAGGAGAAGTATATATTATAACTAATAAAGCTTGGGAAGGATGGATAAAAATTGGTATGGCTGTAGATGCTGAAGACCGATGTAAAGGTTATCAAACTTCTAGTCCTTTACGAGATTTTAAATTAAAGTTTAAAAAATATTTTAATGATAGACGTTCTGCTGAATCACAAGCACATGTTTTATGTTCTAAAAAAGCACAAAAACGTAAAGGCGAGTGGTTTAGATTAGACACAAAAATAGCTGAAGATATTATAAATAACATGGAGATAATTTAAAATGAATAAATCAACAAAAACACTTGACACTTCTACACAAGAAGTATATAATACATTATCGGCTACTAAATTTAAGTCGGAGTCTGGTCATTGGTATACCAGAGATGGTGAACCTATGTATACAATCATAGGTGCTAATGGTAAAGAAAGAAATACTACACTTCGAGATGCAAAGAAAGAAGGCTTTGTCCCTTCGGTTACTACTATTCTAGGGATGGTAGCTAAACCATCATTAGAAAACTGGAAAATAAATCAAGCTCTTAACTCTGCACTTACGTTAGAAAAGAAAGACAATGAATCATTAGAAGAGTTTGCTTACAGATGTAAACAAGATTCTAAAGAGATAGGTCGTAAGGCTGCTGAACGAGGCACAGAGATTCATGCTAATATTGAGAAAGGATTCTTAGGATTAGGTACGTCTAGTACTTATGAGATAATCCAGTCGTGGTTAGATAAAAACTTTCCGGATGAAGAATGGATTGCAGAAGATTCTTTCTGTGCTAATCAAGGTTATGGTGGTAAGATAGACTTGTATTCTAAGTCTGGTATCTTTGTTGACTTTAAAACTAAAGACAATCTTAAAGGTAAAGACCCTGCTAAGTTAGTCTATGATGACCATGGTATGCAGTTATCTGCGTATGCCCAAGGCTGTAACATAGATAACCCACAAAGAGTTTCTATCTTTGTTGATAGAGAAGATACTGATTTAGTTGCATGTCATATCTGGGATACAGAGTCACATGAGAAACATAAACAAATGTTTAATAGTATCCTACAATTTTGGCAACTGGTAAAAAATTATGAATGGCAAGAAAGCTAAACTGATAAGAAGAAAAGCAGAGAACATGTTGATTGATTGGTTAAGAACCATGACACCTGATAGTGAAGACACATCTAAAATTAACAGGAAGAACTTACATGAATTTTTACCAGAACAAACACATGTTTTTGGTATGGGTAGAATGTTACTAAGTGCTTATAGTCTACGATGGTTTACTAAGAAAATTAAACGTAATCCAAATGTAACATTAGAAGAGTTATTGAATGGCTAGAAAACCTAGAAAACCTAGACCTAAAAAAACAAACGTGCCTAAAGGTTATGATAGTTTATGGGAAGTTACTTTACATGAGACTGTCTTACAAAATTGGAAACATCATTTCGATACTATTGATTATATAGTACGACATAAATATGAACCTGATTTTGTAAAAGAAATAAAAGGTAAAACAATATTACTAGAAGCTAAAGGTAGATTCTGGGACTATGCAGAGTATAGTAAGTACATACATATACGAACAGCATTACCTAAGAATTATGAATTAGTATTTTTATTTCAGAAACCATTCTCTCCTATGCCACAAGCAAAGAAAAGAAAAGATGGTACAAAAAGAACCCATGCTGAATGGGCAGAGACAAACAACTTCACATGGTATAGTGAAGAAACATTACCGGAGGAATGGAAAAGTGAAACGTAAACTTAATTATAAATTTAAAGAAGATTTAATTATCGCTGATATAAAAAAACATATTGATGCTACGTACACTCAACACTATGCTAACGGTAAGTACCAAGCAACTGATATGATATTAGATGCTGGACATGGTGAAGGTTTCTGTCTTGGAAACATTATGAAGTACGCTATGAGGTATGGTAAGAAAGATGGTAAGAACTCAAATGACTTGCTAAAGATTATTCACTATGCTATAATAGCTTTATATATAACAGGAAACGAAGATGATAGAAGATAAGATAGGTAAGAAACCTTACTTAGGAATTTGTATAGATTATAATAAAGAGAAAAAGTTTGATAAGTTTAGTCTAGATACTCTTAAGGACAGATACTTTTGGGATAAAGAGACCCATGCTCAAGAAGCTTTTGCAAGAGCTTCAGTATTTGGAGCAACGTACAAAGGAGAAACAGATTATGAATTGGCTCAAAGACTTTATAACTACAGTTCCGACTGTTGGTTTATGTTCAGTACTCCTATACTTAGTAACGGAGGAACAACTCGTGGGCTTCCTATCAGTTGTTTTCTTAATTACGTACCTGACAGCAGGGGTGGTCTCTCTGCTCATTACGATGAGAACATATGGTTGGCGAGTTCGGGTGGAGGCATCGGTGGATATTGGGGAGATGTTCGTAGTAATGGTATTTCTACTACTCATGGCTCTCGTTCTACTGGAAGCATTCCTTTCATGCATGTAGTTGATTCTCAAATGTTAGCCTTCAATCAAGGCACTACAAGGAGAGGAAGCTATGCAGCTTACATGGATATAAGTCATCCAGAGATTGAAGAGTTTGTAAACATGAGAAGAGAATCAGGTGGTGATATTAATAGGAAGTGTTTAAACCTTCACAATGGAATTAATATAACCAACTCATTTTTAGAAGCTGTTGAGAATGATGAAGACTGGAGATTGATTGACCCTAAAACTAATGAAGCTGTAAAGACAATCAACGCTAGAGATTTATGGTGGCAAATACTTTTTGCTAGAGCCGAGACAGGTGAGCCTTACATGATTAATATAGATACATGTAATGATGCTTTACCTAAAGAACAAAAAGATTTAGGATTAAGTATTAGACAAAGTAATCTATGTTCAGAAATAACTCTACCTACAAATGAAGAACGCACAGCAGTATGTTGTTTGTCTTCAGTAAACTTGGAACACTTTGATAAGTGGTCAAAGGATGAATCTTTTATTAATGATTTAATTACAATGCTTGATAATGTTTTACAACACTATATAGATAATGCTGTAGACACATCACAACTAGGAGAATATAGTGCAAACTTCAAACGTTTTTCAAAATATATTAGAGAAGGTAAGGAAGGCTATACCAAATCAGCTTATTCAGCGTATAGGGAAAGGTCTCTTGGTCTTGGGGCGATGGGCTTCCACGCTTATCTTCAATCTAAAGGAATACCTTTTGAAGGTATATTCGCAACTGGCTTCAATCATAAAGCCTTTAGTTACATCAAAGGTGAAGCGACAAAAGCTTCTCAATACTTGGCAGAAGAAAGGGGTGAAGCTCCTGATATACATGGTTCAGGGCTTAGAAATGCTAATCTATTGGCTGTTGCTCCTAACGCTTCTTCCGGTATTATTTGTAGTGGGACTTCCCCTAGTATTGAGCCTTATAGGGCTAACGTCTATACGCACAAAACTTTGTCAGGTACTTACCAAGTTAAGAACAAATACTTAGAAAAACTTTTAAAGTCTAAAGGATTGAAAGCCACAGAACTTGAACAAGTTTGGAAAGATATTGCTGGTAGTGAAGGTTCGGTACAACATCTAGATATTCTTGATGACAAAGAAAAAGAAATATTTAAAACAGCTAATGAACTAAATCAAAT